TCTTAATGGCAAGTTCAAAGTATATGTTGACCCATATAGTGCGAATGTTTCTGCAAGTCAATTCTATGTTGCTGGATATAAAGGTTCTTCACCTTACGATTCAGGCATCTTCTACTGCCCATATGTCCCATTACAAATGGTTCGTGCAGTTGGTCAAGATTCATTCCAACCAAAAATCGGCTTTAAAACCCGCTATGGAATGGTTGCGAATCCATTTGCAACAACTAACGGCGCTGGCGCAATTGATTTAACATCACCTGCTGCTGGAGACCAGAATGTTTACTACCGTAGAGTAAAAGTTACAAACATTATGTAATTTTTTCTACACAGTAGACAAGAAAAAGGCACCTTCGGGTGTCTTTTTTTTGCTCTCCTAACTCTTATAAATAATAGTATGAAAACATTAAAACAAGTAGAACAAATAGACTGCATTGGCGTGCAAACGCACCCGTAAATAACTAATGACAACAACTAATGTAAACACTAGAGAGCCGTCCGTACTAGACTATGCAAGTCCTGTTCAGTTTAGGTTTAAATGCTCTAAACTGCCAACTGTAGAGTTCTTTTGCCAGACTGCAAACATTCCTGGCATCTCATTAGGGCAGGCGACTGTAGACACGCCCCTCAAGTCAATACCTTTCCCAGGCGATGAGTTAAATTATCAAGACCTAGGCATATCATTTCTTGTAGATGAGAATCTAAACAACTACAAAGAAATACACGACTGGTTACTTGGTCTTGGTGCACCACAGAATCACAATCAATTTTCAACATTGAGAGATACAGGCACAGATAGATTCCCTGGTCAAACTACAAACTCACCAAACAACAATACAGTACCAGATGGTGGTACATATTCAGATGCTACATTGACAATACTGAATAGTAAGAACATTGCAAAAGTTGAAATAAGATTTCACAATATTTTTCCAACATCTCTTGGTGCATTGTCGTATGATGTACAGGCAAGTGATGTAAATTATCTACAAGCAAATGTAGATTTTAGTTACATGTACTATGAAATAGTTCAACTGTAACCCTTGAAATACCCACTTTTTGTGGGCGTATAAATATAATTGATACACTTAAATAATGGATATATTATGACCCTTGAAGAACTACAAGAATCAGCTAACAGAGATTTAAAAATAGATGAAACTGACTTAGGTTCAGAATCGATAAACATACCAATACTTCATAACAAATACCTACAACACTTCAACAAGTTTTCTTTACTTCTAAAGAAGGCAGAATACGAACAGAAAGTTCTTAAACGACAGAAGTGGGAATACTATACAGGTAAAGCAGACCCATCAGTTTATAAAGAGAAACCATTTGACTTGAAAATACTCAAGGCAGATGTTCACATCTATATGGACTCTGACGAAGAACTACAGAAGGCAGACCAGAAAGAAGCATATCTACGACAAGTAGTAAACTATCTTGAACAATTGCTACGAAGCATCAACAGTCGAAACTTTGTAATTAAAAACGCTATCGATTGGGCAAGATTTACGAGTGGCGCATTGTAATGGATAGACATCAAGTATTTGCAACAAATATTTTTGTACAAGACGATTTTCTCTTTGAAGAAACGGCAGTCTATATGAAAAACTATATTCAAAGATTATGGCAAGACAGGTCGAATGATGTTAATTGGCAAACAGAACCAGACTTGCACACTAAAGTTGAGTTTAAAATATTTGCAGATATGGTATTAGATACGAGTAAAGAAATACTTGAAACTTTAGATTATGCAGTAGAAGATATTGCAATTACTGACATGTGGGGAAATGTATTAAGAAAGGGCGAAGCGCATCCGCCACACACTCACTCAAATAATTTTCTAAGTGGTGTCTACTATTTGTATTCAAATAATGCCGCAGGGATACAATTCTTTGACCCAAGACCATCTGCTGATGTATTAGTGCCTAAAAAGACAAACAAAACACACAACAATTCAAACTTACTATCATTTGCATCAAAGACAAATCGTGCCGTATTTTTTCCGTCATGGTTGCAACATTGGGTGCCACAGAATATATCAGACAAGAATCGCATTAGTATTGCGTGGAATATACAATTGAAAGGAGAAGTAGGAGAACATAATGAATACCAGTCAGCAACTTTCTGATTACATATTTTTTTATCCAGATGTTTTAGATTCAAAAACTTGTGATTGGATAATCAATCGTTACGAAACAACAGCAGAATGGAAAGACTCAACATTCTCAACTGCATATAATAACACAGGCGATTCTAAAGTATCAATGCAAGAATACTGGATTGGCAAGCCATCGCCCTACTATAAAGAAATACAAGAGGGTTTTGATTATTGTGTGAATGATTATACTAGTGTGCATACAAACATAAAATCAATAGACTATACAGACTTTAGAATCAATCGATACACAGCTGGCGGGTTCATGCAAAGTCATATTGATAATATACACCACAGTCATGGGCAGAAACAAGGATACCCACATCTGACATCATTGTTATTTTTGAATGATGACTACGAGGGCGGTGAGTTTGTTCTCTGTGGCGACAAGTATATTGAGAAGATACAAGGTTCTGCCATTGTTTTTCCTTCTAACTTTATGTACCCACATGAGGTTAAACAAGTGATATCAGGAAACAGATATAGTATAATGACTTGGATTATGTAAATGGAAACTCTCATCTTAGAGAAGAAAGACGAGGTATATTTGACTGTTGATGCTGACCCAAGTATTCAACGAGAGCTATCAGAGTTCTTTACATTCTATGTGCCTGGATATAAATTCATGCCTGCCTTTCGCAATCGTATGTGGGACGGCAAGATACGAATGTTCAATCAAAAGACAAAAGAAATATATTTTGGATTGTATCCTTACATCAAGGCGTTTGCAGAAGAAAGAGATTACAATGTTGTCTGTGGCAAAGATGTTGAAATAGAAAATAAAGTAACGAGAGAACTTGTTGAAAAGTTTTCTAACAGCCTCGGCCAGAAGTTTGAAGCAAGAGATTATCAGGTCGATGCTATTTACCATAGTCTAAAATTCAATCGTGCATTACTTCTAAGTCCGACTGCAAGTGGTAAGTCATTTATTATTTACTCACTTATTCGATACTACACACATCTAATCAAAGACGACACAAACAATCGAATACTTCTCATTGTGCCAACTACATCATTAGTAGAACAAATGTATTCTGACTTTCAAGAGTATGGTTGGAATGTAGAAAAGTATTGTCATAGATTGTATAGTGGGTATTCAAATGTTACAGACAAGAAGGTATTAATATCAACATGGCAAAGTTTGTTTCGATTGCCAAAGGCATACTTCGACCAGTTTGGCGTTGTGTTTGGCGATGAGGCACATCTGTTTAAATCAAAATCATTGACAGAGATTATGTCTAAACTGACAGACTGCAAATATCGAATCGGTCTAACAGGAACACTTGATGGTGCTCAGACACATAAACTTGTGTTAGAGGGTTTGTTTGGTGCCGTCAACAAAGTTACATCAACAAAGAAACTAATGGACAAAAAACAATTATCACAATTGACGGTTCGTTGTTTGATTCTAAAACATACACCAGAACATTGTCAAATGATTTCAAAAGGCAAGTATCAGGATGAGATTGACTATCTTGTAAGTAGTCGGTCAAGGCAAAACTTCATTCGTAATCTTGCAATCAAATTAGAAGGCAACACACTTGTACTATTTCAACTTGTAGAGAAACACGGCAAACATCTTCATCAAATAATCAAAGACAAGGCAGCTGATGATAGAAAAGTCTTTTATATTTTTGGTGGTGTAGAGGCTGATGAGAGAGAAACAATTCGAGGCATTGTTGAAAAAGAAAGTAACGCAATCATTGTTGCAAGTTATGGCACATTCTCTACTGGTGTTAATATTAAGAATCTACATAATATCATCTTTGCAAGTCCATCTAAGAGTAGAGTGAGAAATCTACAATCAATTGGTCGTGGTTTAAGACTTGGTGAGAACAAAGTTGATGCTACATTGTATGATATTGCAGACGATATGACTTGGAAGTCAAAAGAAAACTTTACTCTTAAACACTTTCAAGAGAGAATTAACATCTACACAGAAGAAGAATTTGATTACGAAATGCACAGCATAGACCTCAAGGACTGATAAATATAAGTATGCAAACATTAAATGAACCGAATCACCCGACTGATTACAGACTAGTAAAGTTAATGGACGGAAGTCTATTGATTGGCACAATATCTGTTGACGACAATCATATGAGAATTCTCAACCCATTAGAGATGGTTACAATGCCTCGTATGACAGAACATGGGTTAAAGGAAGATACAACTCTATCAAGATGGATACCTTTCACACAAGACAAAGAGTTTGTTATATCAAAAGATAAGATAGTTGTTATATCAATCGCAACTGTTGAGTTAGCACATTACTATGAAGTTGTGCTACAAAAGATTTCTGATACTGATGAAAAACTTGCATTACGACCAACGCTCACGCCAGAAGATATTGATAGAATACTAGATATTGCAGAAGATATGGATATGCAAATTGGGCCTGAAGATGACGAATCTGAATTTGAATTGTTAGATAAAGGCATAACTGTTCACTAGGTAGCTCTTAGCTTTATGGTCTCTCACCGCATCTACATATGCGATTATACACTCATTTTTCACCTGTGTCAAGCGTTT